ATGTGTAGGCTCATCACTCATCACTGAGTAACCAGCTCCACTAACTAACCAACCCTCACTCTTAAGGATAGCCTTAGCCTCCAGTAGTTTAGTGTTAACCAGTTCAGGGTCAACACTGTAAAAGTTAAGGCTGTACTGCCATACTATAGCGCCCTCTGAATTACTGTAAAAACTGCTGCCGTCTGCTGCGTCATTCCAGTATGTAAAGAAGTGATCAGGGTATGACTCTTGTGGTTTAAAACTCCCTTGTAATCTAACTGGATAACCTAAAGCCTCCAAAGTTTTTTCTAATAATACGTCCATAATCACTCCTCCATAATTCTTTTAATGACCTTATTTAAAGCCTCGCCTTGCAGTTCAGCTATTTCTTTTTGTGTCTTTGTGCCATATATAGCATTTTTCAGACCAGCTACAGGTGACATTTTAGGAGTACCATACATAAGAAATATACTTGTTAAGCCTGATTTAGAAAAATCAAAACCTACTTTAATAGTTCCAGTCATACCATTCCAGTCCACACTCATATCTTTATCAATAGAGCGCTTAGTATCTCCTGTAGAATATCTACCGCTAGCTGGCAGCTTTGCCATAGCTGACTCTATCTTTGGGTTAACGTATTCTTTAGAGGCTTTTAATGCACTCTCTACGCCTCTCCTCATAGCCTGACTACCGCCAATCTCGTCCAGCTTAGCCATATACTCCTCAAAACCTTTTACCTGTAAACCTATCCTATTACGTGCCACCTTTAACACCTCTAACTTTAAACTTTAAAAACTGGTGACGCTGCTCTATGTCCTCAGGTTCGCCCATTACCTCATAAGTCTGTGAGCCTAATCTAAGACGGCTAGAGCTCGTTATATCTGGTCTATACCATGTTTCTACGTTAGCTGTTTGAATGACAGATAATACACCGTTAACATTTGACTCAGTGCCTCCATATGTTTTAAAACTACAAAAAATAGTTTCACCCTTTTCAGGATATACAGGCACGTAAACACCTCTAACAGTTTTTAACTCACTACCATTTAACAACTCTATAGGAGTAGTAAATGGCTCGCTAGGTCTATAACTCATCTGTAGCCACCTCCTCAGTAGTGGTTACAGTCTTATAAACTAACTGGCTTACTCTCTGATAAAAATAAGCTGAGAGCTGACCACCGCCACCGTTATAATTCCAGAGGTCTGTTACACCTCTGGCTATAACACCAGCTGACACATCAGAATTAACTACGCTCTCAGATACTCCAGCGTCCATCATATACTCTTTTACTTCATTAATATACACGTTAAGGGTGTCATCCTGATATGTGCCTGTAATGCCTAAGGCGCTTTTAACTTTACTTAATATGTCAGCCATGTTATTAACCTCCTACTTAAACGCTAACCGCTGCGCCCTTTTTAATAATAAGAGCACCATTAGCGTCAATTAACTTACCGTCACAGATTAAAATACACTTATTCTTAATCTGGTTGTTATCGTTATCTGTCCACTTAACTGTTACCATTTCCATGTTAGAGTTAATGCCGTAGTCTGTAGGCTTAAGGAATACCGCTACTACGTCTCCTTCAGCTGCGTCATCATAAGCAGCTATACAGCCATCCTCTACAGGTTCAACGCTCTTACCCATGAATCTATAATTTTCTTCACCATTGATACCATAGTTAGTACGTCCTACTGGCTGTCCATTATCGTCTGTCATTCCATCAATGTAGCCATCAAATGTAGCCTGATTCATAAAGAAAGTACCATTTCTATACGCTTTCTTCATTTTTGCCTTAACTTTTTTGTGCCAACCTGACCAGCTGTTAAATTCCTCTGGTGTCATAGTGATTACATTACCCTCTGGTACTCTTGTGTCCTTTGTGATACCTAAAGGCTGTCCTACACCTGAACCATTGAAAATAGCAATTTCTAACGCCTTAACGATAGCCTCTGTAGCAAGAGGTACAAAGAGTTTCTGGAAAGCGTCAATAGTTGTTACATTAGCTAATAATGTCTGAGCTATCTTACATTCCACACCAAAGTATGAGAATGTAATAGAGTTCTTAGCGTCTAACTTCTGTGACTCGCTAGCTGCTGTCTCGCCAATCCAGTTAGCCTCTGGCTTAAGTGATAAGATTGGAATAGCCACACCACCCTGTACGTTTAACTTACGTACTAAAGCGTACACATTACCATAGCTCTCTAAGTTCTGGATGATTTCGTTAAGCATTGTAGTAGGAATTACAGCGCCTACGTCTCCAGTAGCAGTTACAGCGTTTGCTCTAAATTCCGCTGGAATAGGTACGTTACGGCAAGCAAAATCCATAAACGCCTGTCTGTATTCTACAGTGTCATGTAGGTCTGTTTCTGCTGCTCTTGTCTGAGTAGCACCCACAGAGTAACTACCTACTACCTGTGCGTTTCTATGCACTGCGTTAGCTGGAATATTAGAGCGTGTGTCATCATCTGGCTCATTACCAGCCTGACCATCTGCGCCCTGACCGTCTCCCTCGTCATCTAACTTAGCTAACTGAGCCTCTGCCTCGTCAATCTCGTCTCTAAGAGCTGCTAAAGTGTCTCCTAAACTTCTTACCTCATTAACATCCTCTGAGGCGTCAATTTTCTTTCTGATCTCTTTCATTTCATTTTTCTTACGTTCAATAAGCTGTGTTAAAAATTTTCTCATTTTAAAATTACCTCCATTTTTTGTATAGTTTTCTATACTTTTTAATCAAAAAAATATGTTGCTGCTTTAGCTTTTGCAAGCTCCAGAGCTTTATCATCACTATCCAGTGACCGCTTAGCACTATCCAGTACCTTTTTAGCGCTCTCCAGCGCCTCTTTATCTCTTGCGCTTATCTCTGTTGCCTCATAAGCTGGAAATGTTACGGCTGATACTTCAAACACCGTACCTATTTTCCTTATATGACGTGTAGGGTAGTCACTCTCTAAGTTTTCCCACTCCTCGTCATCTATCGTAAACATAAAAGACATACCACTTATGTCTCCACGTTTGATAGCACTGTATAAGTTACGTGCCTCTGAGTTTTCCTCAGTATCTAAGTCAACTCTAATACCCATACCATCTTTATCTACTATCAGCTGCATAGTAGAATTATCATTATTATTTCTACTACGTGCTAACGGTATCATATCTGTATTATGATTAACTAAAAATCTTACATCTTTAAGGTTAGCCCCCTCCAACGCTCCAGCCTCTATAACTTCCTCAAAATATCCTAAGTCAGTTTTAGAATTATAAACTATAGCACGTCCTATAATATGGTCTCCATGCTTATCGTCATTTTCTGCTCTAATCTCAAAGTTATACGCTCTGGTTATCGTTTTCTTTTTCATTATTTCCACCTCCTGTATCTGGTTCTCCTGTCTGGTACTGGTTAGCTATGTTAGCGTCTACCCAGTTAAGACTCATATAACGCTTGCCCTCTAGTTCTGCTAAAGGTCTTAAACCAAATGCTACTCTTTTCTCATTTTCAAAAAGAGCGCCTGTATTGCTTAATAACGTTACCATTCTTATAGTCTGATCCATACTCATAAATATAAGGTCTTTAGGATAAAACTTAACTCTATTACCGTGACCTTGTGCACGATTGCTAACAAGCCCCTTAGTAAAACCTTGTGAATAACTTATAATTATATTCTCAATAGTTTTTTGATAAAACGCCTCTAACTGTGCTGGTGTAAAATCACCTGTAAGTATAGGTAAAGATACTCCATAGTGTCTAAGTATCTTACTATCTATAAATTCCAGAGTGTCCTTATCCACCAGTTTAATATCTTTCTTAATAGGTATATACTCAGCCTTTAAGTCCAAAGGTAAAAAACCACTCTCAGAGTTCTTAAGTTTGCTCTCCAGTTCCTTAAGAGCTGCCTCAGTTTTACCATCATCCATCATAGTCTGATATTTAATAACACCGTTTACAGCAAATGCAGACTTCATAGCTGCCGCCACACCCTGTAAGAGCTGGTGGTTAAGGTCAAGAGTTTTAAGTAATGCCTCATTATCTGGCTGTCCTTGTTCATTACCACCCATATACTGGTTAACTGAATATCTATACCTAATGTGGATGACGTCTGTGTACTTAATGGTATACTCTTGACCGTTATTAAATCTAAATCTAACATACAGTCTATTACTAGCGTCCTCAATAAAGTCTACTTGTGACGGCTGGATAGGGTAAAGCCCATCATATCGTCTTTTAACTGTGCCGTCCTTAGCTTTCCACTCGTAATATGTAGGTACTATAAATACATTATAATTAAGAAACAATAACCATGTTATTTTTTCCAGAAAATCACTAGTAGTCATCAAAGGGTTAGGATTATTAAATACTGCTTGTAAATCATCATTAACTGGTACTACATCATTACCTATCTCCCTAACGTGTTCAATACGTAACTTTTTCACCTCTGATACAATACAGTTAATAGCTTGCTGTACTACGTCACTAGCGTATATGTCTGTGCCAAACTGAGAAAAGATAGGAGCATAACCACTCATTACCTCAGCGTATTTAGTTTCTTTAGGGCTCTCTTTCTTAAAGAGATTTGACAACCAACCCATTTATTTAACACCTCCTATCATTTGCTGCCATTCTGTTCTATTTCGTCTATACATCTCGTATAAAATAGAATTACACACAGCACCATCTATACGTTTACTAGGCTCTGCTTTAATTATTAAGCACTGTCCTATTTTATCAACTTGTAAACAGGCGTTTTTATAACACCACTTATCTACTTCATTGTCATTATAATTAACCATCTGGTGGGTTAAGTCTGATTCCAGTAATTTAATAGCATTACTTAGCGTCTGAGCGTTCTGTATAATCATATCCATTTCACCACTCGCCCTAGACCAGCCATAAAACTCCATACGGTTAAGAAAGTCCTTAGCGAATTTCTGATCATATCCACATTTCCAGAGCTTAATACCATAGTCTTTATATAACATATAAAACCAGTCAGCTACTTTACTTAGGTCTATATCATTACCCTCAGTTATGGTAATA